TTCGCCATGTTATTCGTTCTCCTTTTCCTTGGCCCCAATTCTTCGGGGGCGAACGTTGTATAAAAACCGCTGTACCTTGCGGGTTTTACCTAAAACAAAAGAGCCACCCACCGAGAAAAACTCGGTAGCTGGCTCCTATTGCCCTTTCCCGCGCCCTATTACGCGGGAGTTGAATATTTGATTGTTTTCTTGACCTCTAAAACGATGTACCCGTCGCCTTTTCGGCGTATTTCAGCATCGTTTCCGCGCTTCAAAATTGCATCGATTGCCTTTTTGACTTCTTCCCAGTTCAATACAGCACCTTCATTCTTTCCCGCTGCTCCGGCAGTCCTGCCGCCACGCTGAACGCTTTGTATTTCGCGTTTAACCGCCGCAGCCTTATGTTTACCGCAGTCTCATCTTCATGCAATCCTGCGGCCTTGTAAGCAGCTTTTTCGCGCTTTAGTTTGCGTGCCTCGCGCTCAACGCGCCGCTGCATCTGCGTTGCTTCGTATGCAGTGTATTTCTTTCCGTCAAAATCGCATCCGAGATCATCATCAATATGGGCAAGCTGTTCGTCTGTGTATGTGCGTTCGCTTACGCCCTCAACCCAAACGTTGCGGCGATGCCGACAGTTAGCCCCCTCAAGTCCATCAACAGCCCCAAGACCGCACACATCGTAAATGCTCGGGTAGATGTCCCCTGCGCGAATACTGTATACCTTGCCTTGCCAGTCCTTATGGCTTGACCACGGTGACGGCCCAGGCTTATCTCTCGCGCCAGCATGGGCGGAAACCTCAAAATACGGAGTTTCGAGATACTGCGCCGACTGCTCCGTATATTTAGCGCAAATTTGATTTACGCCAGTCATCACGGCCCTGCGCGCCGCCACATCGATCTGATCTCGATGCCCGCTCTCATAGTCAACGACCTTCAAGCCGCTGTCTGCAAGCTGCTTTACTGCCGTCTTAATGGCTTGATTATAGTTGATCGCGCCGCTCTGCACCTGCATCACCGCATTATCAAGCGCCCATTGGTACGATTTGGCAGGGGGCAGCATTGTGCGCCCAGCGTCCACTAAAAAGCCCATTGAGCGCGTTATGTTGCGCATTGTTTGCTTCGTCTGCTCGTATATTGCCCAAGTATCCTCTACGCTTACCAGCGTTTCCGGCTGTGTGATGTGCGCAAGGGCGATAAGCTCGGTGTAATACTTCTGGTTGCGCTCCACCACATCGTCAAGCAGCTCATTCAACTTCGTTTCGCTGATACCGGAAGTTTTGCGGATTGCCTTCTCAATCTCTTTCAGATCGATACCATGCGCCCGTAGCGCCCGAATATCCTGCACCGTTACCTCGTTCAGCTCATCTGCAGCTTTAAGTCGGGAGCAGATTTCTTCCAGCAGCGTGATTTCAAGCGCACGGAACAGTTCTGCCAGTTCTTCCGGCAACGCGTCAAGCAAGGCGGGGCTAAAAGGGTAAGGACGCATGCGCCGTCACCTCACTCAATCTCCTCTTCCGGCTCTTTTGTCATGTCCTGCATTTTCGGCAAAGCCGCCTTTGCGGTCGCCTCGTCCTCGTTAAACCAGCGCATACGAGCTTCCCAATCATTCATAATACCGTCAGAAAGCATCCGTTCCTCTTTGTTAAACTCGGCGTCTTTGTCCTCAATGATGCTGTCATCAAAGTCAATGGAGATTTCAACTTCCTCATCAAGTCCTGCGTCCATATAGCGATTGCCCATGCGAAGCAAAATGCGACACAGCACCGTAATCGCTTGCTCGAGGATAATTTCATGCTTCCTAATCGTGCGGAACATGGTGCTATTCTCGCTAATGACCTGTGTGGCCGTGGCAATGCTTGTCTGATCGAATTTGTAATGATTCTCGCCAAAGCCGCATTTGCTCGACAATATGTTGAGCATATCTTGCATACCGGTGTTAAACTCTGCTGTGCGCAGCGTCATATCGACCTGTTGCAAAATGTTTCCATCAGATGCGCGATCTTCCGGGAGAACGTAGTAAACCGTTTCGCGCTTATCAAAGACCGGCCTACCGTTGATGTCCTTGGTTGCTTCCGGCTGTACCACGATGCGCTTTTTCCCCAGCACAAACTCATTCACATAACTATCGTATGTAATATCAACGCTTTTGAGCTGGTCGATGGCGGAAGCGAACACTGCAACGCCCATAGGGTTATCTTCATCAGAGTTCGCAATGTTCAGACGGTCAATGACAAACTGCGGCTTGGCGCTTCCTGTGTGGACAACAGGGGGAATTGCTTCAAATCCTCTCACGCTGGTTAATGGGACTTCCTCCGCATCGTACAGGTGGTTTTCAATGTCGTATTCGCCACCGTTCAGCCGATGCACCTGAATGTAGATGTATTCCGTATCATCAACTCGTTTTGTCCATGCAAAAGCGCACTCACGAATAATGCCATTGTCCCACGTCAACGGGTAGATGTTTGCAGCGGTTACATAGTTGATATGAATTCTTCCGGGGTTAGCGATCTCTGCTGTATCAGGGTCAACGCTCATATCCTCCATGATTGGAACATAAGCAACTGTACCAACAGCGGATTTCCGCTCCTGCAATTCATTGGATTTGACTTCCCAGTTATTATCGGCAAGAATCGCATCTACAAATTCCTGCTCCTTCTTGCCCTCAAGCGTGATATTCACGCGCTCGTTCATCAGCAGGTTCGCCCAGTCCTCGCAGACTTTCTTGCCCATGTTGACGGAATATCTGTGGCATTCCAGTTCTTCGATGCCATTCCACACCGTATAACTGTGGAAGTCTTTTACATCGCCGTCATACCATGATTTCCATACATCGATCAGGTCGTAGAATTTGCTATTGATCGTGTCAAAGCCCAATTCTTTAAGTGCTCTGCGAATGTTCACTGTTTCACCGTCCTCATGTGCCCTGCGCGCTCCAATTCCTTGTAGTACGGCTCAATGCTGTACTCAAATGCGTCAAGGCTGTCAATATCAGATGTTCCATCGTCAAGGCGCTCGTCCTCGAACTTGTCAGGATCATAAATTGCAGTTTGCAGTGCATCAATCAAGTGCGGACAGCTGCGCGAAACCTTAAAACGCCCCTGCTTCATCAGCAGCACCACGAGCCTGATTCTATCTGTAATTTGCAGTTTCATTGCGTTCTTGACCTGCGTGCCGAGGTGCATCTTCTGCGCGGTATGATCTAATCCACGAATTAGCACCGTTTCCGCACTGTCTGCCCGCGTCTGGCTGTATCCGTACTTTGCCGTAACCATTTGGCAGAACATAGCAAAGCGCCTATTCAGTTCGTCAGGGTCAATCTCTTCGTTCTTGATGTATTCCTCTTCCAGCGCGGCCACTCGATAATCTTTTGTAATCCCGGTCGCCTGAAACTTTGTCGCGGATTTCGTGCCGCCGAAGTCAACGCCAATGGAAATAACGGAGAACTTTGTATCGTTTTCTTCCGCCCATTTCAACGGATCGTCGATCAAATACTTTTCTGTGTCGTTAGCAAAGTCTTTGTAAACAATGCCCTCGGCAG